GGTGATAACTACCGTGAGATTGCGCTGCAGGATCATGAGGTTTACCGCCTGATGTTCTGGCTGATTCATCAGACCTACAATACGCAGAGCGTATATGAGGGTATTGATAATGCGGATTGGACATGGTGGTATACCAACGGCGGTAACGTGGATGCGGGTTATACTTATTGCGCTCCTTTCCACAAGACCGGTGCGCTGAACAGCCTAGCAGGTCATGAGGGCGAGATGTCGCTGACAGTGACCAACAAGGCGGGTGTGAGCGTGACGGTGAAGCCGAACAAGTTCCTCTGGTGTGAGAATCGTCTGTCCGGACCGTACTGGATATGGGCTACCGGATACCTGAAGATGAATCAGACGTGGTACCGCTGTAACGACCTCTCTAAGATTGCCTTCACGGTGACTTCTGACTACGAGGCGGTGTGCGACGAGGCGGGTAAGGATACGTCGGTAACGTCGTCATACATCCTGGAGACCTTCGAGGATACGATGATACCGACAGCGCTCGGAGCATCGGCAACGACTGGTATGTGTGATAACTACTGGCGTGTAGCCAATCCTGCAGCTGCTACGGTGTACGTGCCGGCTGTGGTTGGCGAGGCGGACTACGGTTCCTTGCTCGGCGGTTCGGTTTTGGGCTCGGACGTCGTGGCTTCGACCGCGGATCCGGCCTTCGGCGGTGCCCTCGCTTCCGATGACCCGAACGAGACGATAGCCGATAGGACGATAGCGGCATAACGAAAACGAAATCGCCGCCCCGGTAGGGGCGGAATATGATTAGAAAAAGTATTATAAAATCGACGTGCGCCGAATGGAGGCGCACGTCGTGGGATGCATCCTCACAGTGCCGGCTGTGGTTGGCGAGGCGAACAACGGTTCCTTGCTCGGCGGTTCGGTTTTGAACTCGAACAACGTGGCTTCGAACGCGAATCCGAACTACGGCGGTGCCCTAACTCCCAAATGGCTTCGTGACAGCGAAAAAAAGAAACAGATTACGAATGATATTGTCGGAGGGTGTAGTCCTTACTAATTGCAGCTGTCTGACGGCTGCCACCTCGGAGAGGGGTGAGTAAAATATGTCACGCTTGCGGTCGGCTAGTAGCAGATAGGAGCAGTTGTATGCACGGCACGAAAACCGCCCGTTACACATGGAAGCGACTCGGCTTCGCTTTCCTGGAGTGTAGGAAAAAACTAGAGGAGAAACAGAGAGAATGAAGAGAGAATTTGTAGACATCGAGGGGATGACTGACTACAATGCGCTGTACAACGCCTGGCGTGCGTGCAGCACCGGTAACGGCAAGGACAAGCGCAGGGATGTCATCGCTTACGATAGGAATCTGAAGGAGAATCTTCTGAGGCTGCAGCAGCGCCTGAGGGATGGCACGTGGACTCCGGACAAGGGTCGCACGTTCTACCTGCGCACTGAGGGCAAGGTGAGGGAGATTCACACTGTGGGCGTCGAAGACCGCATAGTGCATCAGCTGATTGTGAGGAGGTTTCGTCTGGAGCGTCACTTCGTGCGCCGTACGTATGGCAGCATCAAGGGTCGCGGTACGCTGAGGGCTAACAAGCAGGTGAGACGTGACATCCACGCCAGCGGATACGGTCTGTGTGTGAAGCTGGACGTACGGAAGTATTATCCGAGCATCATCAAGGGTAAACTGATGGAGCTGATAAGACGTAAGTACAAGGGCGAAGCGGCTCTGAGGCTTGTGGAGATGGTGGTGAGGGCTTACAAGCCTGATCAGGAGACTTCAATCTCGATAGGTGCTCTGACGTCGCAGAACAACGGTAACTTCTACCTGACACCGCTTGACTACTTCCTGCTGGAGGTGCTGCGGGTGCGTTACATGGTGCGCTACGTGGATGACATAGTGGTGCTGGTGCGCACTAAGGGTGAGGCGAAGGAGCTGATAGATAGGGCTACGGAGTTTCTGAAGGATTATGGGCTGAGCTTCGGCAAGGTGGCGGTGTTCCCCATCGACAAGCGCAGGATTGATTTCTGCTCGTATGCGGTGGGTGGTGACGGCAGCGTGAAGCTGAGGACGTCGACGAAGAGGAGGTTCATCCGTAAGCTGAGGGCTCTGAGGAAGAAGCCGCAGAATGGAGTTTATGAGCGTAGCTGTGTGTGCAGTTACCTGGGAATGATAAAGTATTGTAATGGTAAGAAACTATTAAAGAGACTAGAAGATGAGTACACTGAAGTATTTAACCGCATCGACGGATTCGCCAAGGGGCGCAGACGTCAAGAGAATGACGCTGCCGGTGCCACAGCCGGAGCAGAACGAGTACCGACTTTACTACAACCATCGCGAGGTGGAGCGCGAAGAGGTCGTAACCGACGAGGTCAGCGGGGAACCCGCTGTCGTGTCAGTGAGTATACCGACAGCTGACTACGTGTCGGCGCAAGCTGACCACGAGCCGACGGACGATGAGTGGCGCGAGACACTGGCTGAGCATGGATTCTCTAGCGAGAAAATTGAGGAGATAATCGAGGAAAGCAGCGAGGCATGACGAAGGTAAGTGGAATTGGTGTTAAGTATAGGGGCGGCTTCAGGGGTCCCTATATTAGCATCGCGCAGCTCATCGAGAACAAGGTGGAGATGGATATTCTAGATTTTGCGACCGAGAGCAGCTGCGTACGTGACTGCGAAAATTATACTAAGATGCAGATACGCATTAACGGTAAATTATACGTGACTTGGCATTCGTCGGCTGTTTTGGCTAACTTCCTCAGTGATTGCAGGGTGAAGGAGGCGGAAGATGGTGAGGCGATATTTCCTATCGAGCAGTGTAACATCATTATCGGAGACGACAGGTCATACTATCTGGTCGACTCGCAGGGCTCTGATTTGACGGATAAGGATTTGGAGCGAATGGTGAATAAGGCTAGAAACAAGAGTAACAAGTGGAGATAGCGATGGAAGAATTTCGAGATTTGCTTTTAGTACTGGGGATGATCTTCGTACTATATATGTGTGTTCTATTTTTTGTGATTGTGGACCTCGTATCGGGTGTAAAGAAGGCTAAGGAGCGGGGTGAGTTACGGACAAGTACCGGCTATAAGCGCACAGTGGATAAGCTGGCGCGCTATTATACGTCTCTGATTTGCCTGACCGTAATGGACATAGCTCAGATGATGTTCGTCTGGCTACTTGACTCCCATTACGGATTCAATATACCTTTATTCCCTATCGTGACGGGCTTCGGCGCTGGGGGTCTTATGGCTATCGAATATAAGAGCATAAGGGAGAAGGCGGACGAAAAGAGTCAGAAGAATACGCAGGAGATAGTCAAGCTAGTGACGGAGATCCTTAAACACACAAACAGCCCCAGCGGCATAGTAGAGGCAGTCAATAACTACATGGAAGGAGACAAGACGCATGAAGGTAAGCAGTAAGATGGTGGCGTTTCTGAAGGAACGTGAAGGGCTGAGACTTAAAGCCTATAAAGACAGCAAGGGCATACTGACTATTGGCTATGGGCATACCGCCGGAGTCAAGGCGGGGCAGACAATTACACGGCAGCAGGCTGAAGAGCTGCTCATCTCTGACATCGAGGAGAAGGAGAAGCTCATCGACGGGCTAGGCCTGACATTGACACCCGGTCAATATGACGCGCTGGTGGATTTTGTTTATAACGTGAAGTGGGCGGAGTTTAAGAGGTCTACTCTTCTCAAGCTGATAAGACAGAAGGCACCCACGGCGGATATTCAGACGCAGTTCCGCCGCTGGATATACTGCGAGGGTAAGGTATTGAACGGATTAGTCACAAGAAGGAACTGGGAGGCACTACGATGGGCAGAAGAAGACTAGGTATTATATGTTTGCTGGGGCTACTAATCCTGGCATCATGCGGTAGTAAGAAGAATATGGCGCAGTCATCCAAGCGTGATATAGCCTGTCTAGTGGACAGCACCAAAAGTCTGACGGAGTCGGCATCGACGAGTATATCTAAGACGGATTCTTCCAAGATTGTCAAGACTACAGAGAGTACTACGATTATCATATTCGCCGACGAAGGTGGCACGGTAACTGTGGACAGCGCGGGTATCATTCACATCGAAGGGGTTAAGTCTATCAAGAGTGAGAAAACATCTCAAGTCAACGAGGCTAACGCAATATCGGAGACCAACGAGACGGCGGAGAACTCCGTAGATCTGAGCAAAGGCGTGGCCGCCAAGCAGGAGACAGACGAGTCGAGCACAGAAGTAAAGATTAAGCATAATTATAAGGTTAGCACTATAATCATTGTCGTAAGTTTATTAATTTTGGCTGGTTTCTTTGCCTATAAAAGGTGGGCAAAGTAATCTCATTGGATTTCAAAGTGCATAAGTGGCGCCAGTCCGGGAGGATAAGCGCCACTTGTTCTTTTATTCCTTACCACCTAATACG